AAAGTTTTCGACAGAGCGGACAATGTCATCAACGACGTGCCGTCAACCGAAACGGCTGTTCGCGCCAACAAGGTCATCGAGGACCACCTCGGCACATCGGCGACGGGAGACGTCCCGCCGTTTCTAATGGACGTGAATGACGAGATACTTAACGCGGCCGCGGCCGGAAAGCCTATATCGAATAAAAAGATCCAAAACATGCGTTCTCGGCTTCGCAAGGTGATGAACGGGACCGACGATCCGCTGGTCTATGAAAGCGCCTTCTTGATGAATGGCGTGGTTGACGACTTTATGATCGAGAGCGTGCGTCGCACTCAGCCAAAGTTAGTTCCAGAGCTAATGGAAGCCAGAGACCAGTACAGAAGCTACCTAACTGCAATGCGAGCGCTGAAAACTCGCGGGTCAGACAGCGCTGGAGGGTACATCTCACCGGCAATGCTAGCAGGAGCGCTGCGCAACAGAGAGGGCAACCAGTACATCTTGGGTACTGGTTCCGAATTGGCCAGCCTTGGCCGTGCCGCGGAGGAGGTCGTCAGCTCGATGCCGGCCGTACAGGCTGGTGGTCGCAGGACAATGACTGGTGGCGGAGGGTTGCTTGGAGCAGGCGGTGGTGCTTATGCCTCAGCGCAAACAGGCATGGACCCCATGCTGGCGGTTCCCTTGGGTATGGCCGCCGGAGCCGCTATACCGGCAGCGGGCCGGAAGGCTATTCAATCACGCCCCATGCAAAGCCTACTTATGCCGACGCAAAACAGCGCCGCAACGCAAATGCTTCTGGACACGCTGCGGTCTGGGGCACGCCAAACAGGCGGGCTACTCAGCATACCCCAGTAGTCGCTACTTCTTGACAGACTTTTTAGGCGCGGCCTTCGGTGGCTGCGCCTCAATTGCGTCTGCGGCTGCGCGGTGCAGCTCGGCCGCCTGATCTTGGATGATCGTGGCCGCCTTCTCGCAAAATTTGAACAGCGCCATGATGTTTGTTACACGGTGCGGACTGTTCAAGTTGCGCACCAGTTCCTTGGTTTCGTCGTCTAGCATGTGATCCTCCATAAATGTCACTTGGATACGGTATCGCACTTTTTTGCTTTTGTGAACATTTAGCGCTTGTAAGTGATGGGTGTTACCCTTATGTTAACAGTATAGGCAGAAACAAGGGAGACACGGACATGGAATACGCGGCACATCAAGCAAACGCTTACAAGACCCCGGAACGGCTCGACGAGGCAATAATTGATCGCGCGGGCGGATTTTTGCGCTGCACTTGGAAGGGCGGCGCAATTGATAAAGTTGTAGATAATATAGCGAGTGACGTCACAACGTCTGGCCGTTTTGAGTTTGCCGACCGTGGCGAAAACTGGGTGCTGGTGGAAGACACGAAAACCAATATTGAATACAGAATTAGCGCGAACGGTCACGTTCGCTAGAGAGGGAGAGCATAACATGATGCCAACGAAACAAGACTGGGCGATCCTCGCCATCTGGACTGCACTGTGCGGTCTGTTAGTCGCCTGCACAGTGTCCACAAATTCCGACGAACCAATGCGCCCGAAGGCGCGTCCAACACACTGGGAGACCACCTATGGGCAATAACTACTCGCGCGCTGAGATCCTGTCTACGGCGACGGAATACGTCACCAAAGACCGCGCGGCCGATCATGGCTCAATGGAGGATAACTTCAAGACCATTGCCATTTATTGGAGCGTGCACCTTGGCGTTGAGGTGCTGCCGCATGACGTAGGGACGATGATGTTGCTACTAAAGGCAGCCAGAGCCAAATCAAATCCGAAGCACGCCGACAACTATATCGACGCGGCTGGATACGCAGCTTGCGCCGCGGAGCTGGTGGCGCAGCGCCCGGAGAAGTCATCGTGAAGTATGACCCCGAAGCCCTAAGTCGTCACGTCATGGTTTGCGCGGAGCAAGGCATGTCACAAACGGAAATTGCAGACTTGCTGCACGTCGCGCCGTCCAGTGTCAGACACATATGCAACAAGTTAAATATAACTCTAAAACGAAAGAAACGCGAACATGGACCCAACAGTCAATACTATCGTCAAAAGGCTTCAGCGAGTAACGCATATCATGCTGTCCGACCCGAAAACGACAACCCGGTACAACCTGCACCAGAGGTTAGAGGAGCAGGCTTTGCTACTAGAGCGGCTGAAAATCGCGCTGGAAGATCGCCAGAAGCTAGATTGATGGCTAACCTTGAGGGCGTCACCGACGAGCACCAACGGTACGAGATTACTTACGCGCACTGCCTAATGGAGTTTGAGCGCTTGCAGCACAAGCTGGGAAATCGTGGCCCACTGCCGGTGAGCGGTCGCAGGCAATCCACCATGCACCCCAGCGCGATGGAGATGGCCGAGAGGCGCAAGCAGTACGGCATCAGGAAGGGCGAAGAGCTGTTTAGCATGCTCTTGCCCGATCAGCGCGTAACGGCCGCACAGGGAGCTGACATGCTCGGTGAGAGCATACCGCGCACGGCGTCATATCTCAACACAATGGCAATGGCTGGGAAGCTGTACCGCGTGCGCGACAACGTGGAGGTCACTGGGGCGAAGAGCCCTCAGTGGCGGTGGGTGTATTGCAAGCAGCCGATCAAGGCGCTGTACGATGGATTTGAGGAGGACTAAGAATGAACAGGATTGACTTGGCCGGCCTCATTGGCGCCGGCATCGGCTTCGCTGCGGGCGCGCTTATGATTGCAACTTTAACTGGCTTTATGTGTTAAGATCGTGTGGGTGGCCGCTAATATTGTAAAAGTTTGGCGCTTTTAGGCAGAGCGTCATCCGAGGTTAAACAACCACCATTCCCGTGGTAAGTCGATTTTGCTTGTGATGATAGCCACCCACTCAGACTTTTTAATCAACCGTACACCGACCCGCAAGAGACTATTTAAAGCTGTCAAATGTTTTTTGCATTGACAGCTTTTCGTCCAAAAATTCTTCGGCTGTAACATATGTTGTAACAGTGGTCAGCTCATCGCCGCGACGGAAGAACACCGCGCCAAGATCAATCGAAACAAACGCAAAAACGTCCGAAACTTCTACATTTCTTTTCGGTGTGTAAAATTTGTATTTTCTGCCGCCAGTGTACGTTTTGCTGGCAGTCTTAACCTGCAAAGTCAGCACTCGTGTACCCGATTGTATATACGCGTCGTGGTCTTTGATCTGACACAAAGTGCAAAAGTATCCAGCAAGCGAAAGGCGGGACAAGGCTAAATGCTCTCCCGCCCTGCCTACCGCCGCGCTCGCCTTTTGATCTTGCTCGGCCACTTGCTCAAGTTAGACAATCAATTGAAAATGCGGACCGTCTATAAATGGCCGTTTGCCTTGGCCACGACGCAGGTCAACGTAACTATTGTACGCCTCCTCCATTGTGCCTTCCCATTTCGATATGTCGAATGGGTAGGCGTGTCCCTCGACAGCCCAAGACGCGCCCCAACACACTGAGACCCCGACGTCCTTCGCGCCGCGTTTCATGGCGTCGGCAATTTCGTCATACAGTGAGATCTCCCAAGACGCCCTCGAGCCGACGTAGGCCATAAGGTCGACCGCAAGTCCTTCGATGTGCTTGCTCTTCATGGTCTTAGAGGCGCCCTTTTTAACTAGCTCACGTTGCTCTCCGATCGTGCGCAGGCCGCAAATGACCCCAAAGTCAACTTTTGTGTGCCCTATTGCCGAATTAACGACTGACACTAAGCGCTCGTCGACGCCCTCAAGGCGGTCAAGGCTGCGCTGGGACAGCTTAAAAGTCATCACGATTTCCTTGTTTTAGGTTTAGGTTTTTTCTTTGCCGTCTTGGCGGCCGCTTTAAATGCACCGGCCGTTGGCGCTCCCGGCGTGCCAACCCGGCGCATCCGCTCGTTACTTCCGGCTTTGATACGCGCGCGCTTCTTTGCGATGTTTTCGTAAAGTGACATCTGAGCAACTCCTACTTCTTAGCGCTTTGCGCCATGCACTTACCGGCGCCGCGGCACGCAGAAACTGTCTTGCAGCCGGGGCAGGGCTTAAAGCCCGGTGTTTTTCCGTATTTCATGTCAAGTCCTTTTAGATTTTGTGCCGGAACATTTCCAGCGTTTGCGTGACAAATTTAGCGGACTGTTTGGATCCTTTGCGGCGCTCGGAAACTTTTTCTTCTGAGCTGCGGATCGGGCGCAGTACGCGTCGCCCTTCTTGGTTCCGGGCTTGACCCGTGGGCCGCCGCCCTTTGCTTTGCCAGCCTGACCGTAGCTGACCTTGCGACCGCTGGATGTGACCTTGACGCGGGCCTTGCCCTTTGCTGGTGTTGCTCTACTCATGTGTTTTCTCCAACTTTGAAGCAATACGGCCTCACAGCAAAACCTTTGTCAACCAGATCAAGGGCTAAAGTCATTGCGTCGGCCTGACATTCGGCTTCGCTATACCATATATTCTTAGTGTTTGCGACCACCATGCACGACTGCGCCTGCGCGCTTGAGCATATAAGGAGTGCCGCGAGAAACATGGCTACTTTCCGCCCCTCATATCCATAAGACCGTCGTGATCTCGGCCAATATACTTCAAGTCATTTTCGATCAAAGCTACTCGCTGTTTAATTTTGTTGATCTCGTTGATGGTCATCGCCATACTCGCGTGTTCATCCCAAAGATCATCCACATCATCCCATATATTTTCCAGTTCCGACGCATTGTCCTCGACATCACGTTTGAGATTGATGTTGTCCTCAATAGCCATGCGGGAGCCAATCTGGCCGACGGTCTCCTCGAGGCTGGCAATGGTAGCCGCTTGCTGGCTGACCCACCACACACCAGCAGCCAATTGAGCGGCCATTGCAGCCACGAGGGCTACAGGTAACTTCAGGTTTTCCATCACTTCCTCTTAAACAAAGCCTGCGCACCCCGAACACCGAAGCTGGCGCTGATTGCGATACCTAACGAATAAAAATACCAGTCTGGGGCTTTGTTAAGCTGCTCAAAACCACGATCTACCCATCCTTCAGCGCCCGGTATCCAACATAAAATTAATGGAATCGACAGGACAATTACGAAAAATTCGTCTTTCCAGCTTGATTTCGCGCCCTCTGCCATGATGCGCTCCCAATCGGCAACGCTAGTCTTTTCAGACAATAATATTTGAGCTTTCGCCTTAGCCTCTGTGAGCTTTAGCTCTGCATTGGCAGCGTTCTTGTCGGCCTTTCCCTGCAACCATGATCCTGCAAGATTAGCTATCGGTCCCAGTGCTGCGGTAAAGATACTCATTTCTTAGCCTCCATCGCGTTAAATCCAAAGTATGCAGCAACCACACCTGAAGCCGCCACAACATAAACCGCAGCAATATCCGCAATCAGGCCAGCAGCATCGCCTAGACCAGCCGCAGAGGCTCCCACGATGGCGAAAGGGTATAGCAGCATACCGGAAGCGCAGGCAGTGGTTAATCGGCGTTGTGTGTCTCGCTTTGCGTCTGCATCCTCCATTCTGCGGCGTCGGTCTTCAAGCATGATTTCATATTCGTTTGGATCAATCTTGCCGTTGCCATTTAGGTCGTACTCGCTCATTGGCTGACTCCAATCTTAAAACATTGCAGATATTCATTATTCTTCGTTATTAGAACCGACGCACGGCTCAATTCGTCAAAACACTCTTTCTCGCTGCCATACTGGCCGACCTCAAAGTGCATCACTTGAGATGTCAACTGAAACCAGATCAAGACCCACATTATCTAACCTCATCCGCAAGTAACGCTGCGACCCATATCAATCCGCCGCTGCCAAACGCAAACACGGCGCAGGCGATTGCAACAGTAATAAAGTAAAATATGCGGTCGCGCTTGGCAGCCTCTTCCTCCAGCGCTTTCTTCTGCCTTGCTCTAGCAGCGCCCATCTCGCGCTGCACTGTCTCCCACATGCCCGGTGGGCCGTACAAACGGCAATGGCTGCGAAGCGTGTCCATAGCTTCCTTATGTTTCATCTTGGCATTGGCAATTGCGAAGCCTTCTTCCTCAG